TGGACAGCAGCTAATCTAGAGTCAAGCTCTGCAAGAAAAGATTCCCACAGAGCCTTATCATTTACTAGAGGCTTTAGATTATGCATTACTGTACTGGGCCTTGTCCTGTGTTACCTGAGAAGCCCTGTTCTCCTGGCTGAGGGGCTGTACCAATACCGATATTACCCCCACCGCCTCCAGCGGTATCCTGCACTCCTGGTGGTCCTCCTGCTCCCTGAGGAGCTTGTCCCGGTGGTGGTGCTGGTGGTGGGTTAGCTTCTTGGAACTTCTTAAGGATCTCTGCCTGTACAGCTGCGTCACCCATAGAGTTTACTAGCTTGTCTGGATCAAGATCCATAGACTTAGCAATCTCACGGATAATGTAATCCATCTTAGCAAATGGTGCTAGTACCGGATTCTGTACTACTTGCAAGAACTGCATAAGTCTTTGGCTACGTACTTCATTAGCCATCAAGCTTTCTGTACCACGAGCCTTAACATCAAGGTCACCCTTAATCTCTGGGTCGTAGTCAAACTGCATGTTGAAGTGAAAAAATGCTTTTGCCAGTGGCGCTAGAAGATAATCATCTACGTTTTTGATTACGTTTCTAATACTGCCATTAGCTGCAGACATAAGCATAGAGATACCAGAGGCTGTTCTACCTACACCAGATACCCCCGTCTGCCCGTGAGCAAACGAAGGAAATCCAGTAGATTCATCCGCAAGTACACGAGCCTTGTCAAACATCTGCATGTTCTCATTAGACACGTTAGGGAACTTGGTGCCGAAGATAGCTTGACCCGGAGCACCCCCTTGACGACGGAAAACCTTTCCCGGATAAACACTTAAGTCTTGCCCAGGTACTAGATTAGTTTCGTCCACCTCAATCAACATATTACCAGACAGTGCAGCATTGTCAACAGCCATACGCATAAAGCCGTTCATCAATGTTTGAGTATCATCCATGTTCTCTGCAAGGCCTACGCCAAACATAGAGTATGGGTTTACTTCGTAAGGCACTGAATAGTATGGAATAATAGAAGGTGTAAATGGGTTCATTACAAGACGTAGCACTTGTCCATTACAAACCCAGATATTTACAGACACTTGGTCCATATCTTTAAGTTCATCTGGTACGTCTACCTCGTGCCCTTCAAGTACTTCTGTATCCACGTTACCCCAGAATTCCAGAACTTCGAAACGCTCTGCACCGGATTCTTGGGAATTATCCTCCATAACTTGCTCCCACCACTCTTTAACATAGGACTCACCCATGCTAACAGCTGTGTCAATAGAGTTTTTACGGAAGAAAGGACGGTTCTTAAGATTGCGTAGCTGTGTGCGAGACATCTTGTGACGTTCAACCACGTACTCAGCTTCGTCCATATTAGCTGCATCTGGATCAGGATAGAAATTCCAGATAGAAACTGAAGATGTTTGCGGAACTGTTTTATAAATTGGCTCATACTCACCCTCATCGGACCAATTAGGATACTCTTTGTCTACAGCAAATGGGCCTTTCATGACCCCTGTGCCAAACAAAGCACATTCAAATGCAGCTACACGTAACTGTTTGTTTGCATTAGATTCTTCCAGCTGGTCATGGATTTTCTTTTCCATCTTCTTAGCTGAAATCATAGCTGGGTGGATAGTAACTTCTGTAGCTGTACCGCCAGTACCTTCTTTAAGTTCTGTGATAACCGGAGAAAGTTTTTTCTCTAGACCTGCAAGTCTTTCACGCAAGTCAGCTGAAGTTTCACCTGGAAGAAGTTTCATTTCTTCTGGCGAAAACTCAGCTTTAGCTTTTTGCATATCAGTGTTAGTTTCAAAGTTTACTGACTCTGCAACACCTTCAGGTAAAGTAGTGGGGTCAATAGAAATAGGAAACTTCGTATTACCAAACAGTACTTCTACAATCTGACCGTATGCAGCAAGTACTTTTGTTTTAGTAACTTTAACAAAGACCTGGGACTTTTCTGTAGAAGTAAACTGTACATCAGAACCATACAATCCACGGTAGTTTCGATAGGCTTTTACCCAGCGCTGCTCTTCAGTTTCTCTTGAAGTAGATGCTTTTGAATACCTGTCTGTAACTAAAGAAACAATAGTTCCAACTACAGGATCAGAGTAACCATCTTTATCTGTGTCTTCAATAGCCCTAGAATCAGCTGAATCCATAGCCATTTCGTTTTCAAAGATTTCGTCTTCTTCCATGTTACTTCCTAATAGCCAAAGGTTGGATCACTTATTTGAAAACCAGAACTTGATGTTGGGTTATAATCAAATAGGCTGCTTCTTGGTCTTGTCATTACACCATAACGCAATGCATCGTATAGGTGGTCTTCTGCATGAGTATCTACATCTTCTGGATTATTCTTATCCAAGGGTATAGAAGGTAGTTGAGAGATTAAGTTTTTGCAAGTGTTAAAAATAACTAATCTAGGTTGTTCAGTAAACTCATCTACTTGAAGTCTTCTGTGTATTTCGTTCTTACCCGATACACGAGAACCTTTAGATCTATCTGCAGGTCTCCACCTGCAACCTTTAACAATCATCTGTTCTGCGAGTGAAGGTCCAGTATCCCCTCGTTTGTGCCAGAGTGAGCTGTCAAGAACTCCGTAGCGAATTTTTTCTTCAGACTCAGCCTCCAGTATCATATCAGCTAGATCTGTGGCTAAAACTTTTTGTACATACATTTCCCTATATACAATTAGCTGTTCATCAGGTGCCACTGCTATCCAGACTATTCCACTATAAGATCCATAACCGTAGTCAGCTGCTCTAAATTTTGGCCAGCTATGCGGTATATCAAAAGGTTCTACTACATGGATTCTTCTGTTAAACTCTGGAAAGGCTGCGCCCTCGTTAATATCCCAGTCACCTTCTAGCAATTGTCTTCTTTGATGTTCAGGTAGCGAAAGCAAGTTAGCTTCGTACATTCCATCATCGGCTAGGTAAGGATTGTCAAACAGTGTGGCTGGAATAAATCTTCTTTTAAATAGTGGTTGACCTTCTCTTGTGTGTCCCTTAGGCCAAGCAATAGTTTCACCAGTTTCAGGATCAGTAGCCCAAAAAGGTTTCCTTTGAGTACCGGGATCAATAAAAGTTTTCTTAACCCACTGATGTCCCGGACCTCCAGGGTTAGTAGTAGCTCTCATGTAAAGTGGTAGGCCACTAGCTTTAGTAGTACGTAGACGAGACCTCATATAGTTCCAGGGATATGGAGTGGACCACTGAGTAAGTTCGTCAAACCCAATCCAGTTAAATGCTTGACCTTGGTATCTCATAACGTCATCGTCACGATCAAGGTACGACATCCAGAGAGTAGCTCCACTGGGTGCTACCCAAGTCTTGTCTCTCTCCATAAACTTGATACCCGGTATTGCTCTGGGGTATAGCTGTTTACTTACCGAGATAAGTTCTCTAAGTTCTTCTGTGCTACGACGAACAAGAAGCATCTGTGCATTTGGGTTATTCAAGTACCGCACAGGATCAGCAATCATTGCGTAAGATTTGCCACCACCAGCTGACCCACCATACAAAACTTCCTGTTCAGTGGAAGCTAGAAATTCTGTTTGTGGCCCAGGGTTAGGTTCAAAAAGAATTTCTCTTTGCGCAGAAGCTACATCAATAGGCTCAGGCTTTACCTGGGCTGGCACTGTCTTCGACAGGACGTCTTTTACCGAGTCTGTTGGCTTCGAGCTTTTCCGCTTTTTCTGCTGCCTCTTTGTACCTTTCGGCATAGAAGCGTTGGATTGAAGCTGCTGCCTTACGTTTTTGCTCAATCTTAACCCTCTTAAACAAACCTACATGAGATATATATCTACCAGATGCTTCACTTAACCAAGCAGCCACCTCACGGTAACTGTACTGACTTAAGTGTTTCTTAGCTTGTTCAAAAAGCTCCAGCTCTTCTGGGATTGGAAGTAGTATATCAGAGTCATCAGGATCTTGTCTATACCCAAATGGAAGAAACCTTCCAACTCTAACTAAAGGTACCCACTCCCATTCACCATTTACTTTTTCAGGTTTAGGTAGTTTCCAAGTTTTAGTTTTCATTTTCTTTTGGAGGCAAAATAAATAAAGGACTTTCTGCTTTCACTTCAATTTTGTCAGTCTTAACAAAACCTGCACGATCCATAAAGTCTTTTGCTGCTGCCATCTTCTCTTTGTTGCCCAGGTCAGTGGGAGATCTCATTACTTGCATCATAGCCCAAGCTGCAGCTGGGCCACGAGTTGCGATAAAGTCTTTAGTTCTTTCAGCTACTTCATTTTTTAAAGCAGACATAAGAGTAGTAGAAGACGTGCCTTCGGCATACCCTGCAAGCTTTAACGCTTTTACAGGGTTGCCTTCAGCCTCTTCAAACAAAGCATCTAAAAATGCTTGTTGTTTCTCTGTTAGGTTACGAGCCATATATCCTCTGCCTAATTTCAGAACGAGTAATTCCAATATCCTTGAGTTCTTTATTACTCATACTTTTTAGGATATAAAAATCTGCACGGCGTTGCTGAGTTTCTTGGATTGAGTGGAGTACTTTTTTAGCGAAGTTAAACATTTTATTCCTCATAGGTTATGCTGCAAGCAGCTTATGAAGAATAGTTTTACATATATAGTTATATCATACCATAGACAATAATGCAACCCCGCTATTACCCTACTGGGATGAAGGTTTCCGTTACAGTAAGAATAGTGTCAATGTGCCCAGCAGATGTAGGTACGTTTTGTATCTTGTCACCCGGCTGCAGTACTAGGTCGATGTCGGAAAAGGTAACGTAATCACCTGCATTTAAACTCTTACCTGAAAGAAAGTGAGACGTGTAGTTATCAGCTGCTACATACCACTCTACATCTACAGAGTTTGTACTACCACCACCATTAACTATGTGGATGAACGTAACCTCAGCTACACAATTAGCAGGACATGTATATACAATCTCTGTAGCAGTGCCACTGTTGTGGCCATACACAGAACGCATACGTGATGGTTTACCTGGATTGATTAAAGACATATATTCCTACTTTGATTTTTTACGGGCTGCCATAAAACGATTAAAACTTTCTTCAGTTTTACCCATAGAAATAGGAAGACCCGCAGCTTTCTTTTCTTCATTTGACATGTTTTGAAATCTTTGGTAACTAGGGTTTGCATTTTGCTTTCTAGCGATTTCTGCTATCTGTCTTTTTTTAGTTTCGGCACGACCGTCTCCACGACCACCTTTAAGAAGGTTTTTAACTTCTATCTTGTCTGGATCAGATGTAGGTCTGGCTTTGGGCCGCAAAGATTTCTTAGGGGCTGCTGCTTTTGCTGAAGCCTTCTTGAGATCTTCTGCATAAACTGCAGCCATTACCTTACCATTCTTATCGGTGTAGTACAGTGCCCCAGCTTTTTTAGCGGCTGCAATACTTTTATATTTTCCAGCCTTAGCTTTTTCTTTAGCTAGGGTTGAGCCTTTAGCTTTAATTTGATTATTAAGATATGTACGAAGTGCGACAGCCATTACTTCTTTCCTTTTGACTTAGTTACTTTTTTAGCTACCTTAGTAGTCCAGGCTTCATTCTCAGGCGTACTTGGATCATCCTTTACAAAGTGCCCTTTGTCAGTACGAGCACGGACTCTCTTTGTTGTAAGAATCTCATCAACCTTAGAATCTACACACCACATCTGACCGTAGGGGTCAGTGGATGCTAGCACGTCACCCATACGAGTTGTGACGTTTTCTTCAGTTACGGCATAGCCATGCTTTTCAAGTTCGTCTTTATAATCTAAGAAGTTCATTTATTTTTACCTTGCGTTGGTTTCATAGAAGCACCACAGTTTGCCTTAGTGACCGAACCACCGTGTGCATAACCAGATTTCATAGGCTTCTTTTTAGCCATACCACCACCCATGTAACCAGATTTATGATCTGAGTCTTTCATCATAGTGCCATCAGGCATTTTGTGATAACCTTTTTTCATTGTGAGTCCACCCTCGTTTGCTCTAAATTTTGCTGTTTTCTCTGCGATTTTCTTTGGTTGCTTTACAAATTGCTTGCCCGCCGCCGTACCTTTACGTTTAGTTGCGGTAGTAGCTGCATATTCTGCAGGAGATAAAGACTTAATAGCTTTCTCTGGTAAGTATCTCTCACCAGTCTTAGCACTAGGCTTTCCACTCTTTGTGCGCCACTTCTGTTTTGTCCAGTCCTTTAGAGACTTTTGGGGAGTCTTCATGACGTGTAGCCTCCACCTTTAGCTTTGTATTGCTTTGCAACCATCTGGGCTTTTCTCGCAGACCATTGTCCAGGCTTTCCACCTTTTGAACTTGCCTTGGCTTGGGCCACAAGTTTCTTACGCATTGTTGGTTTGGTATAGTTACCAGCTGCATTTACTGTAGACTTCTTTGCTTTAGTCATCAGGCTGACTCTCCTATTTTAAAACAGCCCCACTTAGAGTAAGCACCCTGACTCATAACGTAATTAGAGACTATCACTGCATCTTTTTCACAGGACTCCAGTGTGGAAAATAATTCACTGCTTTTAGATAGTACTTGACATGAAGTAACATCCGGTTGATAGCACACTAACACAACAGCTAACCACATTACCACTTTACCTTGTCTGCCCAATAAGCTGCAGACATTTTACCCTTTTTAATATTCTTAGCGTGTCTAGCTTTAAAACTAGCACGTTTCTTTTTCATCTTATCTGATTCACCTGACTTAGGTTTACCTGCAGTTGATGCACCCTTTTCACCAAACTTAATATATTTGTACTTACCACCTTCAGAAGCCATAACATGATGAGACTTACCACTGTCGTCATTAAGACGTTGTGGTTTGTTGACGCCTTTAAGTCCTGCGTCTTTCATCTTAGTTTTAACTCTTTCAGGTATAGCCATCTTACTGCCTTTTAAAGTAGGGGGAACATGGGTGACTCACTATTTACCCCCGCTGTATTTAAAAACGTCTGAGTAATTAAATACTAATCACCAAATTACATCAACTCAAAATGAGGACCGTCAATAAATGGTCTTCTACCTTGAGAACGTCTAAGGTCTACGTATGCCATCATAGCATCTTCTGCTGTGCCTGGGTAGTCCCTAATATCACCTTCTGACCAAGCTGCACCCCACTTAATAGCTACACCAAGCTCCTTAGCTGCCTCTTTCATTGCGTCACAGAGGTCATCATATACGTTCAACTCCCAGCAACCTTTGCCATCTACATAGGCCATGAGGTCTACCGCACGTCCATCTAGGTGCTTAGACTTCATAGTCTGGGACTTACCTGCAGCTACAAGCTTCTCTTGCTCTTCTACTGTACGTAAGCCATAGATAACTCCGAAGTCTACTTTAGTAAGCTCAATAGCACGTTTGACTACAGCCACTAGGCTCTCATCTACGCCTTTCATCTTAGCTAGGCTACGGTTAGATAGTTTAAATGTCATTACTTTTTTCCTGTAAAGAATTTAGATACGGAACGCATACCAATGCTGGCACTTACGATACCACCTAATGAGTACTGATACCATGTAGGCATAGTTTCTAAGGCAGTAAATCCAGCTTGTACAATTGAGTTACCCCATTCACCACAGAATGCAAGAATAAGAGGGATAGAAAAGAGTAGGGTAATCCACTCGTCTTTCCAAGAGTTCTGGGTACTGTTCATTGCAGCAATGTCCCAGTCAAGCTCACCAGTAGCTTGCTTAACTCTTATCTCTGCATTAGCTTTCTGAACTGCTACCTTACCATCAAGGTAAGAAGAAGCTAGTCCACCCACTGCACCTATGATTTGACCTATCATTATCTAAACAAACCTTTTTTACGATAGTCTATATTAGAAACTACTCCACCCTTACTAAACTTACCGCCTGTAGTAGTTAGATCTGGTCTATCTGCTCTCATATCTTTAAGATTTTCCAAACGGTTTTGAAGTCTGTCTATCGCTTTAAAGTCCGGTTTTTCCGATTTCATTAGTTCCCGAAGCTGACTACGTACATCACTCATTCGAGATTCAATAGATTTACGGGGGAGATCGGGATTCTTTAGAGATGGATCAAGTTTTTCATCTGCCTTTCTTTTTTCCGCTCTTTCTGCAGCACGGAAGGACTTACTGTCGGAGGGTTTAGGAGTAGGACTTGTACGTTTACGTCCAAGAGTTGACTCTAACGAATCTTTTTTTCTTGCTTCTGCAACTGCTTTTTTACCGTACTTTTTAACTGCAGCAGTTACACCCTTTTTAGCAATGTAACTAGCTATTGCAACTGCTAGTGGAATTAGTGGACCTGCCATTTTAAGTTCTTTCTTTTACTGTGTGTTGTACTTTTTCTTTATAAGAAATTATCTAGGGTCACCCTTTTCTAACGTAGGCTTTTTAGCTAGCTTAGTTACGCCCATAAAGACTGACACTACACCAGCTACAGATACAAAGTATACAGAAGCCATGCTTCCAATAATAGTCGAGGCATTCTCTAAACCTAAGAAACTGGTAATGACTACACCAGAAGGATACAATAGCATACCCCACAGTGCAAACCAAGCCATCTTCCTAGTCTGATCCCTGTGTGCATCGTCGTCTTCTATGCGTCTACGCTTGTCATCTAAGGCTAACTTGTCCCACTCCACTTGGTCAATGCAGCCACTACCGTCTACATCAGCCTTGTCAAACTCAGTCATCCGTATTCTCTTTCTCGTGTAGGATCTAGTACATCTTTACGTTCTAGCATACCTTCTAGGTACATAGCTCTCTCTACGTGATCCAGAGTGTACTTAATTCCTGTATCTTGGTAGATCTTTTCTCTTACATAGAATACATCAGACCTTGGTATATGTACTCTTCGTAGTCTAGCTTCATCTTTACCTGCAAGAGCTAGATAAAATTCCTCTAGTACAGAATCTGAAGCAAACATTTTTGGTTTTGACATGAATAGTTATACCTTTTAATTCTAAGACGTCAACCCTAAAAGGGGACGACAAAGAAAATTTGTACATCCAGATTGTACTTTAGTATATACTAAAGTATTACTCTAGTAATATATTTATTATATTATTAAAGTAATAATAATAAAGTATATACTTAAGTATATACTTAAGTTCTTACTCTAGTATGTACTTAAGTATATTATATAGTACTTTCTGCCCGGCTGTCAAGGGGCAACTAAAAATAAATATTACTTTTATTGATTAGAAGTAGGACATACCTGTCGTATTTGTAGTAACACCCCCGATTCTACGCCAGAATAGCATGAGAGCTACGGAGAGGCCGTTTGAGTGGGGGTAAAGTTCTTTTATAGGGCGACATACCCGAGTGATACTAACGTCATTCTACGGGGCTTACACGATATGTAACATTATAACACTATTTATTAGTAGAATAAAGCTATAAAATATAGTTTAGAGGACAAAATGCCGCAGTTTATAGTGTTATCTATAAGTAGTTAACAGATCTAAAATTCACCCCCGCTGTCATTGGGGGTATACGTATACGGACAGGGGGCGGGTGGCCCATACCGGGGTAGTAATAGGGCAGCACTACTGACCTAATGTGGGAAAGCGGCAGGAAACTATAGCTAAACCATTGGTATCATTAGATAATTTATACAATAGATCATTGCATAAGGGCAGTTGTTCACGATTTGTTCTGGATTATTGCAAATGATAATCGTTCGCAAGTTAGAAGTAGAACGCCAGACCACCAATAGGTCAACTCTACTGACCTACCCCACCGTTCTCCTTTTGTTCTACTCGACCAATCTTATGTCAACAATAAGGCACACCGCCACAATCACGCCACAATTCCATGAACAAAACAGGAACATCCCCTTAGAGGCCAATTTTAGCCTGTTTCATTGCCCTAATGGTTTTTCCGGTACCTTACCCCACAGAAATCTATTCCCCCTATTTGTTCTCCTTTTGTTCTACTATTGTTCTTTCCACCGGGTATATACTATATAATAGATAATATGTTCTCGTTTTGTTCTCTATTCTTTCGTCTAATTGAGAACCATTCGCAACAACTACCTAAGCTATTGAAAACATTAGATAACCACCCACAACAACTATCTAAGTTATTGAAAAAATTAGATAATCAATATTAATTCAAATTAATTGCATTTTTATTATCTAATGAAAACAATAGGTTACAAGCTAACCCACTGAAACTATTAGCTAATTTAATTTAATCTTTTATTATCTAACGAAAACAAATACTTAGAGCAGGTAGAAGAATATTACCCAATAAAATCAACTACTTACTGGGTGTTGACTGCCTATCAATTACCTGATCTATGCCGATTATCGGGTTTGAAAGGAGCTTAGGTGACCAAGAGAATTCGATAGGCCACTAGCAGACGGATTGGCACCCACGTTATTTGAAAATTGAATAAGTGCCATGTGATGCCTAGGGTCTGACAATCCCGATTATGGATATAATCACGCAATGATGATCATGGCCTAATAATATTGCAAACAGGTTCGATATCGTCCCTGTGGGTGACAACATTTAAACAGTAATGCGGCCCGAAAAATTCAGATATAAACACCAAAACACATACGCCCATCATATAGGTGGTAGTCTATGTGCAAGTTGGTGTGTCCTGTGAAAGCTACCCCTTAGATTTATCAAGGGGAATTGTATCTAGTGAGGGACTGCACGTTGCCAGCGTGCAAAGCACATCGCATGGTGTGGTGTGTTTTGTTGAATGGCAATAGAGGAGTTTTAGCCATGACAGATCATGTAAAAAATTGGGTATCTAATGCACGGGGTGCGGAGTATGGTTTCTTTAAGGCGGTGCAGTATGCGCTTGAGCAATTCGGTGAGAAAAACAATCTGCCGATGTATGCTCTGATTGCCTTCACTAATGGCAAGAAATATGGTGGATACAAAATTGAGCAGGGGTATTCCCTCAAGCAATTCTCTGCACCGCTCAAGCGTATTCTGGCTGTCGCATTGTCTGATGTGAAGTTCACATTTCCAGAGGGCAAGCCAAAGGTTGAGGTGGGTAAAAATGGTGGTCTCAATCGTGAGGGCTTGGAGAAAGTTGCCATGCTCGCTGCGTCTAACTGTGGTCTACGTTCAAGTGCCTTTGATGATGCTTTCCCTAAGGCTGAAAAGCCCCCAAAAGAATTTGATGCAACTGCATGGGCTGAACGTAACGTGAAAGCTCAACCTGAGCACCTCGAAGCAATGATTGCAGCACTACAGGCTCAACGTACAGGCTTGAAAGTTGCAGCATAAATACCACAAAAGATATACAGTAGATGAGCACCTCATGTGAAAGCGTGGGGTGTTTTCTTGTGCATATCCAACAGCGAAAGGAAATGATATGAACATTGTGAAAGACTTGTCGCAGATGCGTCTGAATCCTATTGATGAACGATACGTTCTCTGTGGGTGGTATGAAAACGAATCCGGTGCTGAACGTGTGTTTGTCAAAGGTAAAGACCTGCGTGAATGTGTCAGGAAACTTGTGGATGCTGATGCTGACTTTGGTCATACGGATGCTGAACTTGAGGGTGGATACATAGCAGCTGAGTATGATGTGACGAGTGAAGCTATCTCCATTGCTCTGGAGATTTCAATAGAAACTAATAGGATCAGGGGGATCATGTAATGAATAGACGAGATAGAAAACGACAGCAAAGGTATGTCATGTGGAATGTGGTGATAGGTCTTGTCCTGTCGTCAGCACTGTTCTTTTTCTGGGGTTATCTGTATGGAGTTTCTCAGCTATGAAATCTGTGTGACGTTACGATAGTATCAGACTGCGCACTTGAGGGTGCGTAGCGTGATACCATTGGGGTATCGTATAACTTATCTGAGGAGATAAAATCATGGCTAATACTACAACAACTCGTGCATCTGGTGTTAAACTCAACTTGTCTGATGCTCAGTGGATGGAAATCTGCAAGTACTACAGCAACCACACGGCACCTGCGACTGTAGAGCACTTCAATATAGATATGTCTAGGGTCGCCCTGTCGTACCACTACAAGCGTCTTGGGTTCCTGCCTAAGTCTGCCGCACGTAACCCTGATCCAGCTCGTGCAGTGGCTCCTAAGAAGCTGCCGAAAGGTAAGCTGAACCTTGTGGTAAAGCGTGGTGGTTACATCATGAATGGTAAGGTAATGTCTGCCACTGAGTTTGGTAAGATCCGTTCCAAGTTAAAGGTAGGTGACACCTTCAAGACTGTCACTGTGACTGAACATAAAGTAGGTATCATTGATGCCTAATTAAATCGCCCCATGCTTAACTGTGTGGGGCATTCTTTTTTGGAGTAAGTGAAATGAGATATTCTTTAGTGGCAGTAAATGTGTCACCTGATTGGGATCTTGCAGAGTATGTAACCCCATACAAAACCTACGATGTAGAGCATGAACATCCGTCAGCACCAGTTGTTACAGCTGACAATTTCAGAAACCTAGTCGGTGGATTTGTAATACTCGACAACGGCAAGGGGTACTGGCTGCATCGTCCAGATCAGGATGGATTTATCGTCAAGAAGATGTTGACTGTCGATGAGTCTGAGCTTGACCCTGTTATCAAAGGGTGGGGTTCATGGTCAGAGATACCTGTTGGTGGTACATCTGATGCAGAGCTGTTTAGTTGGCTTGTAAACTACATTGTGAACCACAGTGTATTCGGTATGCCTGACCCCAAGGTCTTTGACTTTGACCGCAGGTTACGTGCCTTCTCACCTATCCGATCCAAGCTATCGCCCGGCAAGATCAGTATCTACAGAGACCTGGGTATGCGTATTGAGGATCGGCACACAGCTATGAAGCCCGGTCGTGCCTTCACTGCCATGTTCCCTGAGGTTGAGCACAAGCAGGTCATCATGTTTGTCGATAGTTTCTTACAGAAGTTTGCCAAGCGTGACCTCACCCTATCCGTATCAACTGATCGAGAGGCTTTCAAGCTAGCGTATAGTGGTGATCAAGCACCTATGGAGAACATCGACACCACATGGACTCGCAAGTCTTCTGCGTCTAGCTGTATGCGGTACGACTTTGAGCACCTCAAGTGCCACCCCGCAGAAGTGTACGGCAGTGGTGACTTCGAGATCATCACAGTGTTTGACAGTGAGCAGCGTATTGCAGCTAGGTGTGTCGTATATGTCGCACATGACAGCGGTGTACCTCAAGCTGGGCCTATCTATGGTGTATCGGAGCAAGCACTTGACATGGTAGAGCATCATCTGATAGGTAGGGGTGCAGAGATTCGCAACCCTGATTGGTGTGGTGCCAGATTGACTGCTGTGCCTGAGGATGTGCATGAAGATCCACCAACATCTTTCATTGGCCCTTACCTAGATGTAGAGCCACGTACTCTCGATCTTACCTGTGATGAGGAGTATCTAGTGCAGACTCATGGTGGTGAGATAGATGCAAGCAACTACCAAGGTATTATATCATCTGGTGGACTTCAGTGTACCTGTTGTGGTGACAGGATTCAGGAGGACTATGCAAACTACTCAGAGTATTACGAGGGTGATTGCTGCGATGATTGCTACAGTGAGAACCATTTCTTCTGCGAGTATGCACAAGAGTCCTTTCATGTCAATGATTCCCGCACTGCCTTTGCCCTCAACAGACGGGGTGATAAAGAAGAACTGACTGTATCATCTTGGGCTGTAGAAGAGGGTGATATGTTCGTCGGATGTACTGACCGCAAGTATTGGCACATAGATGACGTACAGTACTGTGAGTGGGATGATGAGTGGATCTCGCCTGATAGTATGGAAAACTACTTCAGATCAGACTGGGATGGTGAACTGTACAACAATGAAGTGCTGTGCGATACAGTAGATGGTGAAGAGGTATCACGATACGAGATTAATGAAGATGGTTCATGGAAGATAAACTCTGAATCAAAATGGTATAAAGAAGAGGAAGAAGAATGTACAGCTTAATTGAAATGCTGCGTTACAAACGACCAGAAGGTAGTGAGACGCAGAGGGAGTTCTGTCAGAGGTTCCTTGAACCTATGTTTGGTTTACCTGACAGACACGGCAACTATATAATGAGTGTAGGTAAGAAACCAAACCTGTGCTTCACTGCACACCACGACACAGTACATAAGACTGAGGGTATGCAGAAGTTACTGGTCATCAATGATGTTATATCTATTGCAGACCCAGCTACATCTAGCTGCCTTGGTGCTGACTGTACTACTGGCATTTGGTTGATCCTTAATATGATTGAGGCTGGTATTGACGGTGTGTATGTGATCCATGCGGCAGAAGAGGTTGGTTGCAAGGGTAGCAAAGCCTTGGTAAATGACAACCCCTTATGGCTGAGTAGTATTGACGCAGTTATATCCTTCGACAGGTTCGGTGATACATCTGTAATCACACATCAGATGGGCTTACGCACTGCATCAGATGCATTTGCTAAGTCCTTTGCTGAAGCTCTTGATATGCCTCAACTTATTGGTGACAATGGTGGTTCATATACTGACAGTAATGAATACATCCACGTTGTGCAAGAGTGTACTAACATCAGTGTCGGTTATTATGGACAGCATGGCGTAAATGAGACACAGGATATAAAATATGCAGAGTATCTTGCAACAGCACTTGTGTGTGCTGACTGGGATAAGTTAGTATTCCAACGTGATCCATCGGTAGTCGAAGATAGGTGGGACATGAGTAACTATGGGTATCGTAGTACACCTGACGAAAGTAACATAGCTGCTATCAAGGATCTCATCCAAGATCACCCGCAGAAGATAGCTGAGTTTCTAGATGATATGGGTATCAACTACTATGCTCTGGTTGAGGAAGCTCAGATTGACGACAGTAGGTATTTCCAGGACTATGTTAACTACGATAAGTACCAGTATGCATACTGACAATATGTCACACTTGACAGAATCTTCAAGCTCCCTTATATAATATACTTAAGTATTACTAGAGAGATATACTTTACTATATATCTTAAAGAAATAAATACTTAAGTATTACTTTAGTACCACCCTTAGCTCAACTGGATAGAGCAACTGCCTTCTAAGCAGTAGGTTGCAGGTTCGAGTCCTGCAGGGTGGGCCAAGGAGTACAACATGGATGATCCACATGATGATTGCACACACTGGTTAGGAAAGATATGAGATACAGAGATGCTGTAGATAAATACTTTAAGACGAGACACTTTGCTTCACTCTCTTACTCCTCTCAGAAGGGGTATGAAGCGTGCCTCATATCCTTTGGTCGTATGTCTGTTATGGGCAGAAAACTTAGCAGTACTGATATACAGAAGATTAACGTACTTCTATGCACAGAGCTTTATGATACTTGGGAATTAGTTACCTCAACATCCAACGCTAATCATAACGCTAGGGTATTCTCTGTATTGATGAACTACCTAGTGTCGTTAGATCTGATACCTGCTAATCCTATGGCTAGAGTTAAGAAAAGAACCAGCACACCTAGGTCTGTCATATGGACACACGAACAGGTGATCAAGTTTCTTGACTCTGCCTTCACTAAATTTGAGTGGCGCAACATAGGCTTGATAGTCTTGATGTGTTACGAGTGGGGTCAACGTCCTATAGATATTAGAAATCTTAAGTGGGATGACGTAGACCTAGACGGTCGTGTAGTAAAGATAACACAGAGCAAGCGTGGTGCAGTGGTAGAGCTTCCTATGCCAGATAATATTTATGATATGTTGTCGGTACAGAAAAAAGACTGGGACTTCCAGCCATACGTAGTGCCCTACCACAGAGCTTCAGACGGTGCTTACAGGCCGCTAACGGTCTACAACATGACCTCACTGCTGTCTGAGGTTAAGGCCACTGCAGGGCTTCCTGATGAACTGAGAGTAGGTGACTTAAGAAAGACTGCGATAGTACAGATGATTGAGAGTGGTGTAGATCACCTTGCTATTCAATCGGTATCGGGGCATAAGAATGTATCAAGTCTTAACCCATACAATAAATTCAGTTTGAAGACAGCTAGACTGGCGCTGGATAAACGTCAAAGAGAATGATAAGGAGATGGTAGTATGAATACAGTATGGATATTGTTGTGGCTTGTCTTAGTACCTGAGAATGGTATTAGGTACTACCACTTGGGTACGTATGACAATGAGACCTTATGTAAGTCTGGTTTGAAAGACGCAGCAGTTATGGTCAACGATAAGAATGAAACAGTGGAATGTATTGGAGTACGGGTAGATGATTAAAGCAACGTACATTGACCACATGGGTAATGACTTGACTGTAGCTAACGCTGCACGGGTATCCTTTGGTAAGACAAGCGAGATGGAAGACGATCCCTGGGGGCCACCTAAGCTCAAGGCTAAGGACGATAAGCTAATCCGTTACCTTGCCAAGCACAAGCACATCAGCCCATTCGGACATTGCTTTGCCAGCTTCCACGTTAAGGCTCCGATCTTTGTAGCACGGCAGCTGGTTAAGCATAAGTTCCTACGTTGGAATGAAATCAGTCGTAGGTACGTTGATGATGAACCTGAGTTATACACTCCTTACGCATGGCGTGGACGCAGTGCCGATAAGAAGCAAGGCTCTGAGGGTGTAGTAAATGTAGGTGACTGGGGTAGTTCAGGATGGGCAGCACTTAAAGCCTACAAAGACCT